GTTTAATTGTAAGATGACAAAGATAACAAAATAACCACCAATATTATTAGGATCTGAAAAATCATTACTCATGTAATGATACATTATAGGACGTTGATCAGGGATATGCTTAGAGATAGCTTCAAGAGTTTTAGGATCGATTACACTATATTCAAAAGCAGTAAACTGTGAAACAGTTTTAAGAGTGGTAGGATCAATGTTTGGGGGTATACGAGCAATACCAAGAGCACCGGCATGAAAACCAGTACCTGCAACCTTCGCTTGATATTCCAAGCCACCATTCCAAGCATTGAAGATACCTGAAAGGTAAGAAATGATATTATTAGCACGAAGAGGAGTGATAGGGATACTAACTAATAAAGTGCCAGGCAATTGAGTAGTCGACCAGGTAAAACGTTGTAAAGCAATGTGCTGTCTCTTGAGGTAGCTCATTATGTCATCAGTTGACACATTGGCATGACGAGGTCCCTCAATAGTAGCTGCTGGACGTCCGGCAATTGCAGGGACATCAAGAGCTGTAGCATCAGTACTTGAAAACGTTGAACCTGTAGCAGTTTCACCTATTAACTCTGGCATGGGAGGGTTATTTCCGCCGTTTTCCATGTTGTTGTATTAAATCTTAAATTAGGTTCGATTAATAGATCTGAATCAAAAATTATATTTTCTTTAAAAATTGGACAATCTATATTGTGATTTGATTTGAAGCTTGTATTATTATACTGTTCGTTTGAATTATTTTCGCTTTGTAAATTTTCTTTTGGCATTTTTGAAATTGCGAATTCCGAAAGGAGTTCGCCGTACCTATTAGTAATTGCATCACCTACTTCAAACCCGAAGTACTTGTGACCGTAATCTACTATAAATTTATGGTTAGCTGTAAAGTAAGAGAAATTAAAATCACTGAAAACGGCTGAAATAATCTTATACATTAATCTATCTGGTCTAAATCGTTGATTATCTGTATAATAAACATATTTACATTTAGTGGGGTTATTGTAATAATCTTCTGCCCTTTCTTCTTGTTGATGACACTTAGCTCTAGTATATTCATAACAATGCATAATATGTTTAAAAGACTTCCCTGCAAATTGGAAGTCTCGAGGATATAATGGATGTAAATTACTACTATAAGAAATATTGAGAATTTGTTTAGTTTCAATCTTTGGAAAAGTAGAACCAAAGTATGTTTCATAAAAAGCTTGTTCAAATGTAGGGAGTTTAGGTAGCACCATAGAAAATCTAGTGCTACATTGAAGTAAGTGTCGACGAGTTTTATCGAAGATAGTT